ATTTATTTTATTCTTCTATCCGTTTCCCTCTGCACCCTCCCTCCCCCTCTTTTCCCCTAGTTTTTTTAAAATTTGAAAAAAAATGACCTCTGAAAGCAAAGCCGGCTTTGATATCAACCACTTACGCTCGGTATTTGGTTTTAAAATTTACTAAAACTAGTCCCAAAATTAATCCAACCGGCTACGTAAACAATGGTTACATGGACTGATAAAATTGATTAGACCCGCTGTGAAAATTTGTTTTGTGCACAAGTTACATACACGCGGTGCTCTCGCTAAAATCTGCACGCAACACAAGTTATTTTTGCACGCCGCACAAGTTATTCGCGCACCGTGAGGTTGTATCTTGCGCACTAAAAACAAGTTGACGAGACAATGTATCGCATGTAAAACCCTAATCGAGCACAAGTAAGAGTGCTCACTGTGCAACAATTAGCGAGGATATGTATATGACAGCAAAGTCGATCTACTTGGACGCATTGGTCTCATTTGACGAGCCGGCAACGGTCGCGCAGATCCATGACCGTGCGCGTGAGCTTTTCGGGTCACAGGTGAGGGGCGATCGGAGCGCCGCCCGTCTGTCGCTGCAACGGTTTGTGGGGGTGGGGAAGGCCACGAAAGTGGGCGACAAGTACTACGCGACCGAAGACAGCCGCGACCCACTGGCGCAGAAGGACGCGCTAGTGCGGATCAAGCAAGCCGAAATCGAGCGTTTGCTGGAGAAGATCGCGAGCCTGGAATCGCAGTTAAAAAACGCAGAACACCGGGAAAAACTGCACAAGGCACTGAACCCAGCCGCGACTGCCTAACCCCACCGGCAAGGGGGGTGTTGACATGCGCAACCCGCTTGTGCAACACTCCCTCCGTCGATTGAAAACTGAACACTGAACCGGAGCGAACGAACCATGAACCCGAACGAACTGAACCCGAACCCGCCTCGCGTGAACGATGATTCACCGTGGGGCGTGATTGAATACGTCGAGCGGTGGGCCGATGGCATCTACCGCGTGCAGACTGTCTCGCACGGTGGGTGCTGGATTTCTCCCGAACGGGCTGCGGAGATGCCGGCGTGGACGCGCAAGATCAAAGCCTACGCACCGAAGCCGCAGTGGTGGGAGGAAGACTGCGAGGTTCTGATCGTGCTGCATTTGTTCGCGGACGAGATGTGGAAGACGTTCGATGAATCCACCCGCGAATGCTGGGTGAGACTGATCAAAAGCACTTACAACATCAACTTGCTTGGAGAGGTGACACAATGATCAAGCACACAAAAGGCCCGTGGCACGTTGGCACGGGGAACGGCGAGGGCAGCGTGTTTGCGGACACGGGCCGCACGCGGTTGGAGCAGGGCGGTACGACGCTGTACCCGATCTGCAGCGTGACTCGCGGTTGGAACGAGGCCGAGGATGCTGCGAACGCCCGTCTGATCGCCGCCGCACCGGACATGCTCGAGATGCTGCGTGATGTCGTTGCCGTGATCAATGACCCCGACGCGGACTGGACGGACGCGAACCGCGTGGAGCGTGAGATTCTGGCCGTGATTGCCAAGGCAACGGGGGGCGCACGATGAACGCTTACACCCCCGGCCCGTGGGAGTTGCGTCAATCAACCCGGCACGGTTACTGGTTCATCGACCACGAGCAGCAGGAAGGCAGCGCCACGCTCACGAAACTGGATTGCGGAGAGGCTGACGCCTGCCTCATTGCCGCCGCCCCAGACCTTCTGGCCGCGCTGCGTGAAGCCATCGAGATCATCGAGGGCACGGGACTCGATGCAAGCCCCCAACGTGCCGCTATCGCCAAAGCCACGGGAGAGCAGCCATGAAAGTTAAATTCTATGTCGGTTCGATGGAGTCGGACATTGCAACCATTTTCGGACAGCGCGAGGAGATACACATCCTCACGAAACTGGACTATGTGGTAACTGCACAAGGTGAAAAAGAAGTTGCGAACATTGACGCACTGCTACGGACTTCAGACAAGGAGTTCATTCGTTCAGACAGCCGCGCTCGTACGTTCGTAGAGTTAAGCATATTAAATGAACTCGAGGTTCAGCCATGAGCATCAGCGACCGCGACTACAATATCCGCGCAGAGCTTGCGGAGTTCGATGCCTACGATGACGGACGATTCCAGGCTTTGACGCAGACGCTCGATGACGGGCGATACATGGTGATTACCGACATGGGTGGAATGGGTTACCCGACATTCGATGACTTCAACGTGTGCGTGTATCGCTCCGAAGAATCCTTCGGGGACGACCCCGGCGTTGGTCTGATTGCGTCGGCAACGTGCGAAAAATATTACAACATAGACGCGGCTATCGCCGCCGTGGAGAACGCGAAATGAGACAGCCCCAAACCCCTCGCGAGGCGCTGACCCTCGCGCTATTCCTAGCCATCACGGCACCGTCAGACGCGCACGCGGAACGAGCGATTGCGCTCGCGCAAGAGCTGGCAGATGGCATGCATGTGGACGACATCCGGGCAGCGAAGATCAACGCCAAGCGACGCGCAGAGAGGGTGCTGCAATGAGACAACTGCAAGACGACTTGAGACGCCGCCTATTCGGGCCGGCAACGTACGTGTGTAAGAAGTGCGATGCCAGGTTTCAAGAGCCGCTGTATATCGACGAACGCGAGTACGCGGATTACGGGATTGGGGGCGAGTGGATCACTACTTTCAAGGGGCATGTATGCCCGGAGTGCGAGTCAACTGATTTCGAGATGGAGGATGACGAATGAACTCGTTACGCATGAACCGGATGACACTTTCACCGGCAGTCTGGGCAGCGATTGCACCCGATGGGATTCGGACTTACTACTCTGGCGCGAGCGAGGGCGGGTTACTTGAGCAGGCGCAGTACCGCACGGGGTCGATCAATTCGCAGGATGCCGCAGAGCTGCGTGCGATTGTGGAGTATTTCGAGCCTTCGGTTATCGCGGAGGTGGGGACGTATATCGGGCGCAGCACCCGTGCAATGGCTGCGGGGAATCTCTCGAGGGGCGAGGATCACTTGACGATTTACACCTGCGATTCATCGAACGCCATTCAGATCGGGCCGGTATGCGGGGCGAAGGTAGTCCAGCACCCGAAGACGACCTCGACGCAGATGTTTGAGGAGTTGTACTCCGCAGCCGTCAGCGTGGACATGTTTTACATCGACGGGCGCTTGAGCCGCGAGGATGCGGGGCTGATGAAGAAGTTGAACCCCGACGCGCTGATCGTGCTGGACGATTTTGAGGGCATCGAGAAGGGGGTCGCGAATGCTTCTGTGTTATTGAGCAACACCTTTAGCCAGCACTTGCTGGTGTACCCGCGAGCGGGTGGGAAGACGGCGCTGATGATTTCGCAGCGGTGCTTGCAACTGACACCGCAGTAGGTAGTCCCAAATTGGGATTGACTACTCAAGCCGGTTGGGTATTATTGGTTGGGACTGGTGAATTTATCTGCTTACTTTTAGGAGAGAGCAATGTACCAGGTGATGAATAATTTTCGGGTAGCGAACGGCACTCACTTTGTGGGTTTGGTGGAGGCGACTTACGAGGAGCTGCGCCAGACGTTTGGTAAGCCGTTGACGGCAACGGATGACAACACGCGGGCGGAGTGGGTGGTGTTGTTTGACACCGAAGAGGGGGATGTCGTGGCGACGGTGTATGACTGGAAGTGCCAAGACATTCCGCTTGATCAAGTGAAGATTTGGAACGTAGGTGGGAAGTCGATTGACGCGCTGATTCAGATCGAGGATGCGGTGCGATTCACGCGGGATATGAACGCGCACGATGACGAGCAGGCGAGGCAGTGGGAGTTGTCGTACGAATGAACGACTTTCGCGAGCGTTGGGGGCTGGCACCGAAGCAGTTGGTGGTCTGTCCTCGATGTCACACGGAGCACCGTGGGCGGTGTCACTTCATGCGCTTGAGCACGACGCGAGCGCCTCGTGTGGAAGAGGTGCTGCGATGGATGGAGCGCAAGAGCGAGCGGATGCGATTGTTACACGCTCGCAAACTGATACGGGAGTTGAACAATGCAGTCGAAGAGGGACGGAGAACCGGGCGATGGACGGCTGGGCGTTGGAAGCCGACGCCAACGGAAAGTCGAACGTATTTGGGAGTTGATCCGCGAAAAGCAAAGAGAAATACGCTCACTCGAGAGCCAACTAGCGAGGACTGATCCAAATGAACTGGTTGAACCGATTGGTACGAAGACTGAAACACAAGGCGAGACTTGACTGGCGTCATGTACCGCCGCCGAACTGGGCGTGCTCGCGCCGTCGCACGGGAGGGTTTTACTGGTGAACATGGAGTACTCACAAGACCGGCTGCGAGCGCAGATTCGGAAGCTGGAAGACAAGATGGATCGGATGAGCGAGGAGTTTGAGATGCGCCAGCGTGAGGCGCTGGTGGGTGAGATTGTGGTGTGCGTGGTGATGTTTTTTATTGGGATGCTGTGCGGGTGGGTGATTGCATCGTGAAGTACCTGTCGGTGTGTTCTGGTATCGAAGCGGCAACGGTTGCGTGGCATCACATGGGCTGGACGCCGGTTGCGTTCAGCGACATTGAGCCTTTCCCGTCTGCGGTGCTGGCGCATCACTACCCTCATGTGCCGAACCTTGGTGACATGACCAAATTTGAGGAGTGGAATCTTGAACCAATCGACCTTTTTGTGGGAGGAACCCCCTGCCAATCCTTCAGCGCCGCGGGGCTACGCAAAGGGCTTGCCGACCCCCGAGGCAATCTCATGCTTACGTTTCTTGCAATCGCTCAACGTCACCGGCCTCGATGGATTGTCTGGGAAAACGTACCCGGTGTCCTGTCATCGAACGGAGGACGGGATTTTGGCACCCTCCTCGGGGCGCTGGGGGAACTCGGGTATGGGTGGGCCTATCGAGTCTTGGACGCACAATTTTTCGGAGTGGCCCAAAGACGCCGCCGTGTGTTCGTTGTCGGACACATTAGAGACTGGCGCCGTGCCGCAGCGGTTCTTTTTGAGCGTGAAAGCGTGCGCCGGGATACTCCGCCGAGCAGAGCGGCGTGGGAAGGCGCTACCGCCAGCGTTGAAAGCGGCTTTGATGAGTGTGGTTTGCAGCGAACCGTAGGTACGCTTTGCGCTGACACTCATCCCGGCGCGTACAGCGGACAGGATGCGTACACGGGTCGCCTGGTACCGCAGCCCATTCACTACCGCAAAAGCCGCAGGGCGCAGTCGGTTCACGACCACGAGACATGGGTCGAGGACGAGGTGAGCAACACGCTGAAAACGTTTGATCTGGGGGACATTCGCTCAACGGATGTAGTGGCGCAGCCCTCGAGAGTACGCCGGCTCACGCCCGTGGAGTGCGAGAGATTGCAGGGATTCCCCGATGGGCACACGAACATTCCGTGGCGCAATAAGCCAGAGGCACCGGACGGTCTGCGCTACAAGGCGCTTGGGAATTCGATGGCTGTTCCTTGCATGCGCTGGATTGGCGAGCGAATCAATGGGCGCGATAAGACATGAAGTACTACTGCTCTCACTGCGAGTCGGTGCTGGAGCGGAACTCGAAAAAGGTTTGGATGAATTCATTTTGTAGTGACACTGGCAAGACGGTAAGAATCTACAGGAGAACGAGACATGCAAATCGACAGAGAAAGCCCGCCGGGGGCGTGGCAGCGGGAGTGGGACGCAAGGAGTCACACTGAAACGGAGTACCGCCAGGAGATACGGGAGATGCGCGAGCGGATATGGTACTACCTCAAGCGAATTGCGGAGCTGGAGCAGGAAGTGAAGGAGTTACGCGCCAAAGATGCGCGATGGGTGCAAGAGCCATGACCCGCGACGACGTTATCCGGTTGGCGCGAGAGGCGCATATGCACCACATGGCGTGGGACGACGATTACATTGAAGGAACTGAACGCTTCGCCGCCCTCGTTGCCGAGCGTGAGCGAGAGGCGTGTGCGAAGATCGCAGACGATGAAGCGAACGACGCGATGACGGCGGGGGAACACAACCCAAAGTCTAACGCAGCATGGAACATAAGTATGACGGCAAAGAGAGTTGCCGACGCCATCCGTGCGAGGGGTAGCAGTAATGCCGGCTAGAGAATCCCCGCCGCCCACGCTACGCGGCATCATGTTTGTTTTGTTTTTGATGTTCTTACTTACCATTCTTCCAATAGCACTGGTGATCTGGCTAATTACCGTTCTTCCTTGGCAATTCTCCGCTGGCGTAGCAGCCGGTATGTTCATTATGTTTTTCACACGCAGGAGGAAGCATGATTGATCCGATGTCGAGGGGCGGCGTTCGTCGGTATCTGGATACCGTCAAGCCGGAGGAGTACTTGCCGAACACGGGCGAGGTGAACCTACGGGAGATGACGCTGACCGGGCTGTGCGATCTATACGGCAGCGACAAGGGCACGATCAAGCATCGATACACTGATGTGTACGAGCGCCTCATCGACCGGCTGATTCGCGCAGAGGATCTTCCTCGAGCTGACTGCGACTTTATGATTGCTGAAGCGGGGATTGCGTGTGGTGCGAGCCTGCGGGCATTCGCGAATTACCTGCCAAGCTCTACGATCTACGGCTACGACATCCGCCCGGAGTGCGCTCAGTTATGCGAGAACTTGCATAACGTGAACATTGTGATTGACGACCCGGCGAAGATGGAAGCGCCGGACTTTTGCTTTGACATTTTCATTGACGATGCTTCGCACATTTCGGAGCAGATCGTTGCTATGTTTGAGAACTGCTGGGATTGGGTGAGACCAGGCGGGTACTACGTAATTGAGGATCTGCGGTGTACCTATAATAAGGCGTACACTGAGCAGTTCCGCAGCCACTTTGATCCAAGCGCGGTGAACGACCGGAGCAGTATCTTGGATTTGATGGATACTTTGATGCGCGTAGTTGATGCACGAGGTCCGGTCAAAGAGTTGAGTTACTACCCCCAGATGCTAGTCATAAGGAAGGATACGAAATGAGCGAGTTTGATTACATGGAGAAGCCTCAAGTGGTGGAAAACCCGGAGGAGGTTTGGTGCAAGATCGGGCCAACCGGGGAGCTGGATGTTTTCAACTGGGAGTTTGTTGAAAAGATGGCTGCTGCATACGATCTGTCTGGTGCGTTAGCACCGAAGACAAACCCGCAGATCATCTGCAAGCTGGCTGTTCTGATTCGCAAGCAGACCCTGCAACTGGCAGCGGAGTCGATGCTCAAGTACAAGGATCAGTCGGCGACTTCATCTGTGATTATCATTAAAGAAATGCTGGAGGAAGAGGCGTGAATCGTTTTGTATTCTTTCACGTTGGCGCTGACATCACATTCCCGACGAAGATGGTGAAGTCACTGAAGGAAGTGATGCCGGATTCGCAGGTCACGATGTGCACCGATGATGCGACTCCACAGGTACCTGGCGTAGACGATTACAAGTACTCGCAGGGTAACTACGAGCAGATCATGTACTGGCGGACGAAGGCATTTGCGGAGGCAAGGATCACGCAGCCGTCCGCGTACATTGATACGGACATGTTGTTCGTACTTCCGTTCTCACCGGCTGCGGTATTGGGCGAGCGCGAAGTTATGTTTTGTCGTCGCTCGTTTGATCGCGATGCGGGGTTCAACGGAGAGCAGCGGGACGGTGCATTTAAAAAGTACCACGGCATTCCGCTTGGTACGCTGTACCCGTACCTTGGGTGCATGACGATGACCAGTAACTATCATGCGTGGAAGTGCATGGCGATTCTGATGGGGTTCATGGAAGAGCCGCTACGCAAGTGGTATGGGGATCAAGAGGCGCTGAAGGTGTACTCGCACATGCTACTGCCGGAGCTGGTGGGCGAGATCGAGGAGAGCGAGTACGCCTGCCTGCCCGACAGGCGATTACCCAATCAAGTACCGAAGGTTCTGCACTACAAGGGGCCGGCGCGTAAAGAGGCTTTCTTAAATGCTTAAAGTATTTGTTGGATACGACAGTCGCGAAGATGCTGCGTATCAAGTATGTGAAAAGTCTTTGCAGACGACGGCTTCGATTCCTTTAGAAATCGTTCCGATAAAGCAGTACGAGCTGCGCAAGCAGGGTGTCTATTGGCGTGGATTCGATGCGAAGGCGTCTACTGAGTTCAGCATTACGCGGTTTCTTACTCCATACCTCGCGGGGTATACCGGCTGGGCCTTGTTTTGCGACTGCGATTTTCTGTTCCGGCGGGACATTGCGGGACTGCTTGACTACGCCGACCGGACAAAAGCGTGCTTCGTTGTACCGCACGATTACCGGCCGACCGAAACGGTCAAAATGGATCATCGACCGCAGCATCTTTACCCTCGCAAGAACTGGAGTTCATTCATGTTCATCAACTGTGAGCATGAACAAGTTAAGCAACTAACGCCAGAGATTGTGAATGTTGCGACACCGAGTTATCTTCACAGGTTTGAATGGCTCACTGATGATGTCATGGGTTACCTTCCGGTGACGTACAACTATCTTGAGGGTTGGTACAAACCGTCTGACGAACCGGATCCCATAGCGGTTCACTTCACGAGGGGCGGTCCTTGGTTTAAGGACTGGTGCGACGTTGAATACGGCCGCGAATGGATGGCCGTGGCATCGATGACATGACAAAGCATCAAAAGACTATCAAGCAGATTGAAGCCAAGTTCCAGGCGGGCAAGCTGGATGAGGCTATGGATCTGTGTAACCTTGCGATCTCTCTCGCTCCGAAAGATCCGATTGCATATCGTGCGAAGGCGCGTCTTTTCCAGATAAAGGGTAACTACCCGGAGGCGGAGAGGTACTACTGCGCAGCCATGAAGAGGATGAATCCCGAGGTTGATGACCTTGTGAATCTTGGGATCAGCCTGTCTTCTCAGCAAAAGTACGACGAAGCGATTGTTCAGTTTGATCGTGTGCTCGAGATGAACCCGAAGTATTTGCACGCAGTGATTCAGCGTGGTGCTTCGCACTGGGAGATGCACCGGTACGACAAGGCGATGGAGGACTTTCGTTTAGCAAATGAAATTGCCCCGGACGATGCCAATGCAAACTGGATTTTGGGTCTGCTGTCGCTACAGATGAACGACTTCAAGACGGGCTGGCCGTTGTATGAAAAACGCTGGCAGAGCGAGAGGTTCAAGAGTCGTAAGCTGGTCACTCAGAAACCGCAGTGGACTACGAGCAGCAATGCGAATTCTGCGCTGGTCTGGGGTGAGCAGGGCATTGGGGATCAGATCATTTACGGATCGTTGCTCCCGGCCATTCGCAAGAAGGCGGGTTACGTGACGGCGATGGTAGATCCCCGGCTGGTGCCGATCTTCAAGCGGTCGATGCCGGACATCAACTTCATGTCGAACTTGGATCAAGTCCAGGCTGCGTTACATGAAACGCAGATACCGTTTGCCAGCATTGGCGGAACATTTATTCAAGAGCTGGACGACATTGAGGTTCACGCAGCCCGGCGGTACCTGAAGGCTGACCCCGAACTGGTTGAGAAGTACCGCCAAGAACTCGGGCTTGACCCGAACAAGTTGACGGTTGGGATGTCGTGGATCAGCAGCGCCATCAAGATTGGGCCGCACAAGAGCGTCAATCTCGAGCAACTGATGCCTATTTTGAAGGGCGACTACAACATCTTAAACCTGCAATACGGCAGCGATAAGCGGGCCATTGACGAGTTCAACCGCAAGCATGGCACGAACATCGTGACAAGCTCTGTGAACCTCTGGAGCGATTTTGAGGGGCTTGCTGCGATCTGTATGCAATGTGATGTGGTGGTATCGATCAGCAGTTCCACCGTTCATCTGGCCGGTGCTCTGGGTGTACCGGTTCTTTTGATGGATGCAAACAAGTTGTGGTACTGGGGCAACACCTGCAATGGTCGCAGCCTGTGGTACCCGAGCGTTCAGGTTTTCCCCAGAGCGAGTATGGTTTCGCCGTGGGATAATGTGATTGAAAGCGTTAAGAGTGCGTTAGAAACTGGGAGTTTTAAAAATGGAGGTTAATGAGGATGCCATCAAACAGTACCTCGCCGCTATCGGCAAGCGAGGTGGAAGCTCTGCTAGCGGAGATAAAAAGCGCAGACCGCGAGAGCACTACCAGCGAATGGCAAAGCTCAGCCACGCCAAGCGAAAGAAGCGATCCCGTAAATCCAAGTCACTACAAGAAGGGTGACATCGAGTGCATCGATGCCATCAAGGCGATGCTGACACCTGATGAGTGGAGGGGGTTTTTGAAGGGGACGGCAGTGGCGTATCTCTGGCGGCTCGGGCACAAGGATGCCATTGAGCAGGACGCCGGCAAGACTTTGTGGTACGTCTCTTGGCTTGCGAACAAAGACCCGAGGGGATAAGATCCCCCCGTGCTATCTCGTGTTATCTCCTGTTTGTGAGACTTGCCCCGGCCCAGCGCCGGGGCTTTTTTATCTGACCCTTGCGCGATAGACCCTGCGGTCTCGCCCAATCGATCCTTTGATTACTTCTTCCAGCAAGTCACCGGACTCGACGAGGGTTTGAAGTATTTCGTTTCGATCACGGGCCTTCATGCCTTGGCAAACCTTGGCGATCTGGGTGGTGCTCATGCCATCGTCGCCCGAGTTGCGGATAATGTTTAGGATCTTCTTGTGCGAGGCTTCGATCTCGTTCTCTGAGATCTCCTTGACGATAAGGTCAGAGGTGTAGTTGAACGACCAGCGAGTTAGTTCGTTCGCCATCTTGAGGATATCGAATGTCAAGATAGGACTTACTGGATCGCGAGCGATGGCTTCGATCATTCCGATCTTCACGGTGATCTCGGTGTACCGAACCCACAGGGCATCGTCCTTGCGTGCCTGGTTGATTTGCCATTCGCGCATCTTGCTGTACTCCGCAAAGGCTGCGTCTTCCCACTCGACTACGATGGGTACGACTGCGGAGTTGGGAATCCCTTGGATATTGGTCATGTTGCCGATGCCCGAGGGGATGATCTGCGCCGAGTGTTGGATATCTTCTATGATTTCCTGCGGGACTTCTGTGTTGTCGGGGATCTGCGCATCCGGGTAGTCATCGAACGGCGGCACGAGAAGTATTCGGCTGAGCGTTCCGTTATCTACCATGTCGTGGTTCAGCGCGGGTATCAGCGTTCTTGGAGTTGTGGTTCCAAAGAAGTTGAAGTTTGGTTGATTGATGTCGAGGCGCTGGCGATCCTTGGAGTCTGCGTATTCCTGCCCGTGGTACACGCCGCTGCTGGAGGAGTAGACCTCGAGCAGGGTCTTGATGATATCGCGCTGATGAGATGCGGCATTGCGTGCCGTCAGACTCTGAAGGTACAGCCCCATCTCATCGAGGTGTGAGATGCGAGAGGGGTAGTCGTGAAGCGTTCTTAGAATCGCCACGCCCGAGCTGAACCTGTCGCCGCAGATCAGCTGCCCGAGACCGGTCAGTGCCATCAGTTCCTTGATGCGCTGACGGGAGTGATCCTTTCCTGCGCCGGGCTTTGCGACGGCGATCACGAAAAGATTGCAGCGGGTATTCAGCCGGGCCATTGCGTACCGCCGCCCGAAGATTGCGCCGAACATGCACAGCGTGTTCATCAGCGCGAACGTCGGCTGCGGTTGCTGGGCGGTGGAGTTGATCCAGCGGGTAACGCGCCCGACCAGCGACGGGCTTTGGAACCACTCCTGCGGGAAGTTCTCTCGAGTGCTTCGGGTAACTTTTTTTACCATCTTATCCAGCCCGGTGAGATCGACCTTTGGCGTCTTCATCGGGTTGAGATCAATATGCGGAGGCGGTACCCAGCCGCTTTGCTGGGCTAGGAAGTAGAGCGTGCCGGCACCGATCTTTGTGGGCGGCGACTTGCTGTAGTGATCCCATCGCTGGCGGGTTTCGATTTGGTTGTACTTGCCAGAGGACTGCGACCACTGATCGAAGATGGTGAATCCCTTTGCTTCGGTGGCGCAGTAGATGGCCATGCCGATTCTGTTCCAGTCATCCCAAGAAAGGTCTGGGTTTTGAACGTAGCGAAGAGCGTCCTCGACCGCAGCAAAGGTGCCGATGAGTCCGTCTTGCGAAGCCTTGACATCCTTGTCTGGGATGACAGTGCGCAGTACCTTCTTGCGAAGGTTGGGCGGCAGTACTTTGTACGCTTCCTCGCAAGCGTGCAGGACTTGCTCTCTGGTTACGAGGGGCAGCGAACTGACGGGCGTCTCATGCGGGGGGCTGACCGGCCAGCGATACGGCTCACAAGTCTCGGGGTGTATTGCATAAGCCACGAACTGCTGGCCAGCGCCCAGCACTTCGATGGGGTGCATGGAGATCTTGCTGAACGGTTCGTTGGTTCTGTACAGGTACAAAGCCTTGGGCGCTTTACCGATACGGATCATGTCCGTCTGCCCAAGAATATTTGAGAACACCTGGCCCACTTGTACGGCAACATCCTGCTCGAGGATATCGATGTCGATAGCGACGACCTCGCCGGCTAGGATTCCGATACCGCAGCCCGGCCATGTAGACCAGATGTCGATGTGCGCAAGTTGCGCATCGATATCGTTCCAGCGCGACAGTTCCCCCCACTTGCCACCGTCCCACCGACCTGGACGCTTTGTGCCCGGCATAATTGGGATTACGCGATAGCCGGCATCTTTCAGCTTCGCGCCAAATTTGTGCATGAAGTTGTCAGACATTTTGAACTTGAACCTCCACCCTATCTTCCCCGTACTTTTTCGAGGCAATGATTTCTGCAACGGCTGCATCGTCATGGAAGACGATGCCGTTCAATCCATCCAGTATTGCCTTGATGATGTTGTCGAGATCAGGGCGTGATGTGTGATATCCCGTTTTCGTTTTGTGCGAAAAGTACGCCGTGATCGTGACCCTTACCGGCCCTTCTAACATGGACTTGCCGAACATGGCAACTTGCCCAAGAGTCTTGACTTCTTGCTCGTACATCTTGGTCTTGAACGGAGTGTACGTCACGGTCTTCCCCGCCCGGCTGCGACCGAATCTTGGGCGGGCTTTCCCTACGGGCTTACCGTAAATAACCAGGTCGATCATTTGACACCCAAAAACTTGTGTATACGCTCGCGGGTCCGGGCGCTGGGAACTTCCTCACCCTTGGCATACTTGGCCAATGTGTTGCGACTCATTCGCATCTTCTTCGCTCCGTCACGGATGGTGAGTCCGTTCTTGAGCAGTGCAAGCATCAGCCTTTTGTGATAGGGATCTGACGCGCTTGCCTCAGTGCTTGCGACTTCGCCCTTTGTTTTCTGGCTGATGATGCGCACAGCCTTGGGTGATGGGGATCTTGACCCGCTGATCCACTTTGTGACGGTTGACCTGTCAACCCCGCACATAGCAGCGAACTGCTGATGCGTCAAGTCATTATCGCGTATGTACCTCAAGAACTCATTCATCGGGTAGCTCCATGCTGTATTGAGGGTGACATCATGCCACCACTTGCATTCCGTCACAAGGGGGTGTACGCTCTCTCTGTCGGCATTAACGACAAACCAAGGAAACCTGAAATGAAAACTGAAATTGAAATTGCAGAAGAGTTGTTTACAGCAAAGATCGAAGAGAAGAAGGCTACCGAAAAGCGAGTAGCCCTCGAGGAAGAGTTGATCGCTCTTCTCGGTTCAAGAGAGGAAGGTTCCCAGACCCATCAGGTCGGGGCTTTCAAGATCACCATCACTGGCAAGCTCAACCGCAAGATTGATTGGGACATCTTTGATGCAAAGATTGCAACGAAGATCCCAGAGAGTCTGCATCCTGTGAAGATGAAGCGCGAGCTTGACGATGCTGGGGTCAAGTACCTTTCCAACAACGAGCCGCAGTTCTACAAGATCCTTTCGGCTGCATTAACTGTCAAGCCAGCCAAGACCGCAGTAACCATTGTTCAAGGAGTTTAATGAGATGGCGATATCACTAAGTAGTTTGAGAAAGACAGGCGTTGCTCGTCCGCCACGCATTGTGGTGTACGGCACGCACGGCATCGGCAAGTCTACCTTTGCGGCGCAAGCCCCGAAGCCGGTGTTCATCCAGACCGAAGAGGGCTTGGATGCCATCAACGCCGATGCCTTCCCCCGGTGTCAGAAGTTTGAAGACATCATGGATTGCATCAGCGCCCTGGCATCGGAGTCGCATGAGTTTGGCACCGTGGTGCTTGACTCTGCGGACTGGGCCGAGCAGTTGATTCACAAGAGAGTTGCGGAAGACAACAACGTCAAGACCATCGATGCCATCGGGTACGGTCGCGGCTACAAGGCTGCGTCGGATTACTGGCGTCAGATTCTTGATGCGTTTGATTACCTGCGCAACGAGCAGGGGATGCAGGTGATTGTGCTGGCGCATACGCAAGTGAAGCGGTTTGATGATCCGCTCGCTGACCCGTATGACCGGTATCAGTTGGACCTGCATCACGGCAGCTCAAGCTTGATTGCTGAGTGGTGCGACATTCTGATGTTTGCCAATCAGCAGTACTCGACTGTCAAGAGTGATGTGGGTTTCAACCAGAAGATCACTCGCGCTGTGGGTAATGGTAACCGGGTGCTGTACACCCAAGAGCGTCCGGGTTGGCAGGCGAAGTCTCGCTGGCCGCTGCCCGACATGCTCTCGCTCGAATACAACAAGTTTGCCGATGCGCTGAGCACGGCTATGAACAACGTAACTGGAGGTTAATTAAAATGGCAAAGTTAAGTTTCAACGTCGCAGACGCTGGCGATCTCACACAGAACACCCGCGAGATTCTCCCGGCTGGGGATTACACGATGCAGATCGTGCAGTCGGATCTTCGCGACACGAAGGCGGGCGACGGTCAGTACATCTGGCTGGAGCTGGAGGTGATGGGTCCGAAGTACGCGGGCAGTCGTTTCTGGGAGCGTCTCAATCTTTTCAACAAGAGCGAGGCGACCGTCAAGATTGCTAAGAAGACTTTGGGCAACATCTGCAACGCGGTTGGCGTGTCTGTTTTTGAAGACACCGAGCAGTTGCATTTCAAGCCTATGAAGGTCACTATTACCCACAAGGAAAACAAGATGGGTGGTCTTGACGCACGAGCTGCGTACTACCCATTGAACGGGGCGACCCCCGCAGCCGCTGCTCCTCAGGCTGCTCCTGTTGCCACTGCCTCGGCCCCTGCGCCGAAGCCGTGGGAACGTCACAAGAAGTAACATAAAGAGGCGCGGCATCCGGATAGCAACTCCCCCGTTGCTAAATTGCCACCCACCTGCCGGATGTCGCGCCTCCCCTTGGAGGAGAAATGGTCAAGATTCCAGACACTGAAGATCTCACGTTGCGCGCTGTAGACGCTGCGATGGAATCTTTGCAAGAAAATAGTCCACGCGGATACCTTGGTGCATCTGCTGTGGGAGACCCTTGTGAGCGGAAGTTATGGTTTAACTTTCGCTGGGTCAGGCGAGGCTTTATCGAAGCCGGTGGGCTGCGACGAATCAATGATGGACATCGGGGCGAACAGGTAGTTGCAGACATGCTTCGCCTTGTGCCTGGCGTTAATCTTTCCACGGAAAAGGAACCCGGTGTTCAGCATTCTTTTGAGGCAATCGGCGGGCACTTTCGCGGCAACTGCGACGGGCTTATCGATGGTCTCTTGCAAGATCCGGACGAGCTCTACGTCTGGGAGTGCAAGGTCATCAACGAGAACAAGTTTAAGAAGTTGCAGAAGTTGCGCTTCACGGATGAATCCACCGCGCTGAAGAACTGGGACTACGTGTACTACGCGCAGGCTCAGATCTACATGCACTTCTTTGGGACGAAGAAGCACTACCTTACCGCAGCCTCTCCCGGCGTTCGCGATCTGATGAGTGTGTGTACGTTGTACGTACAAGAAGAGGCGGAGATGTTTGTCGAGAAGGCGAAGCGCGTCATCTTCGCTCCGAAGCCTCCGGGCAAACTGTCGAACGACCCGGCATGGCACGAGTGCAAGTACTGCACCTTTAGTCAGATGTGCCACGGCGACGATATGCCGAGACAGAAATCGTGCAGGACCTGCTTGCACAGTACACCGCTTCCGACTGGCGGGTGGAAATGTGAGTGGCATAACAAGAGCTTGGATCTTGAAGTGCAGAAACGAGGCTGCGAACACCACTTGTTTGTTCCCGATCTGATACCGGGAGAGCAGATAAACTCTGGCCCTAACTGGGTTGAGTATCTGATGAGGGACGGATCGGTATGGACAGACACCGCAGCATAGATCCAGATGAGGTATCGGACGATGACGTTGAGTCAACGATGCTGCTCACTGGAGAGGATTTGCTCATCATTTTGAAAGCACTAGATTTGTATGCATATAGCCTGATCATGTCGTTCTCTGATAGAGAGCTTGAACATGTGAAACATGTCGCAAAAGAAATTATTAAATCATTACCGAAACAGGAACTTGACTCGTGATTAAACTGCGCTACTACCAAGAGGAATCCATCGAAGCCACCATGCGCTACATGCAGGAGAATGATGGCAACCCCGTCATCGTCCTGCCGACTGGCACAGGGAAGAGTCTGGTGATTGCGGAGTTCTGCCGGCTGGTTCTCGGCCAGTGGGCGGATACGAAGATTTTGGTAGTGACGCACGTTCGCGAGTTGATCAGGCAGAACTACGATGAACTGAAGAGTCTCTGGCCCGAAGCCCCGGCCGGCATCAACTCCGCCGGGTTGAACAAGCGCGAGTACGAACCTTCGATTGTGTTTTGCGGGATTCAGTCGGTGCATTCAAAGGCATCGAAGTTCGTCAAGGTCGATATCGTTTTG